ATCTGGCGTAAAACATATATCCTTCTAAATAAATATTGTCATAGAAAGATACAAGATGAGAAAATAGAAATACCCCCTAAATTTTAGGAGGTATTTTTAGTAGCTCCATTAAGAATCGAACTTAAAATATGGACTTAGAAGGTCCGTGTTATATCCATTTAACTATAGAGCCATATCAAACTTACACTCTAATTATACCACAACTTTACATCTGCGCACTAACAACTTCAACTTTTTTCTTTGATTTCTCAAGTTTATATTCAATTGTTTTGCCAGTGTTTAAATAAATGTTTAACCATCGATTCAGTTCTTTCAATTGAGCATAAGTCATCTCAAGACTTTTCTCTTCAAAGTTCTCATCGATAATTGTAATCTTGTGTTTCATAGTGATAGCATACCACACATCAGGTATAATGCAAGTAAGATGAAAATAATTGATATCTATAATTTACCCAGAAAAACAACATTCCCAGTTGAAGATATATTTAAACTGAAAGATTTTGGTAGAAACATCTTTTCAATTCATAACAATATTGGAGCTGATTGGGAAATGTTAAAGAAAAATGTCCCTGGTTTACAAGGACATTTTATTGAAACAAATTTAAATAGATTTTATATTGTTAGCTTGAATGACAAACCGTTCATTCTTGTTAATTATGATAAAGTTTTACAGTATTTCACACCATATAGCACAGATCCATCTCTTTATCAAACTTTTATGAAATTATTGATCGCTCATTCAGATTTATCATATTGTCATTTTTCAGCAGACCAAGATTTGAATATTCTTTTACCTGATGAAGATGGATATGACCAACAATTTGAAGAATAAAAAAGGGGAGAAATATTCTCCCCTTTTTATATTTTTATCAACCTAAAATTTTAGCTAAGCTTATTTCAAATATTTTAAATGAAATATGACCTAAGATTATACCCCAAGCATATTTTTTATTAGTGTCATATATTTTGCTTTGCACTTCTTCATCATAACTCATAACATTGGGCAAAAAACTTATGATAAACATACTTACAAAAAATAGGTCGTAAGTAAGAAGGCCAGCAAAAAACCAATGCCAAAAACTATAGCCTTTTTTCTTAGCTATAAAACCACATATTGCCCCGAGAACACAAAGAATACCCAAAAAAATAAATTCTAAATTACTACTCATAATTTACCTCACTTTCTTACTGTAGAAACTCCATAATTCCTTAAATCCATTCTTACCTATAGAATGCTCGATGTGATAATCTATAACTAATGGAGCACGAGATTCTTTATTATTCCTAGAGTAAAATTGGTCATAAAATCGCTCATATTTTTGCTTGTCAATTATATCAACACTCATAAACTGCTTATTGAGAGAAACAATACCAATCTTACTACCACTTCTCCCAATTAACTGAATTGCATATTTAGTGTCGAAATTGCCAACATTCAAGACACATTCTTTTTTTATCTTGTCAACCCATTCACGTTCAGACATAATATATTTTACCTTAAAAACATAATCCCATCGAATTCGATGGGATTATGTTTACTTCATCAAATAAATACTTTTTAAACTAAAATCAAAATCAAGGTAAATTTTGCTATCATCCAAGAACCATTCTAGTAATTTCTCACTGCTAAATAAAAGACGGTTCTTATCATAAAACTCATCAACAAATACTTTAAAACCTAATCCCTCCAAATAGACTTGTCTGGCTTCATTAGGATAAAGCAACACAGCAGAAAAATCTCCTGAATTCTTCCTACTGACAAATTTATAATTAGGCAAAATAACAGTATTTTTGCAAATCTGTTCTAAAAGATACTGTTGATGTTTAAAGACAAAAGGACGCATAATAATCACTTTCAATAGTTGATTTGTAAACTATTTTATTATTGATTATAAAATGCGCAATTACCTTATGGGCGGTCTGTGATCATACCATCAAGCATCTTTATCAATCTATCTAAACGGTAATTTACATAAAGAGTGAAAGGCAAAGTGATAACCCAAGTAATTCCACCAATGATTAAGGAGTGAATAATAATGTCTTTCATAATAGGTTTACCTTTATTTATCCAAAATATTTTTGCAAAGCTTTATTATATAAATAAGAACAAATAAGACTATAATGTCTAAAACTACTGTATATTTTTCCATATAAGTAGTATATCACATTACTCAACCAACTTTGCTGTCTTACGAAGCAATGATCTCAAAGTGCGATTAATTAAATAAATTTGCACATAAAGAGGAGCAATTAAAATATATAAAATAAGGTCAGCTAAAAGAAATGTTTTCATAATTTATTATATCACAAAGAAAAGGGGAAAGGAGCCTAGGAGAGGAATCGAACCCCCAACAATCATATTACAAGTATGATGTTCTGCCATTGAACTACCTAGGCAAATTTGTAAGGTTCTCCCGCCTCAGTACGATCAAGGAACTTTAGAGCCAAAATCTAAGATGATGCCAGTTTCACCACGGGAGAATAAACTTACAGACTAATTATACATTAATCAGAAGGTTTGTCAAGTTTTCCAGATTTAATTTTCTCCCAATCTCCTCTACCTGGCTTTTGAATACCATAATATTTACACCATTTATTGACTGCATTATCACTAACACCAAACATTTCACCAATTTTTACACAAGACATTTCCCAAACTAATTTTTCTAAAACTTCTTTGTCTGGTCTTTTTGAAATTTTTATGACTGGTTGGTAAAACTTTTCAGGTTTAACTTCTTTGACATATTTTGGAAATGTCGCTTGTTGTATGTTAAATATTTCTTCCGCATTGATAAGTCCAGCGTGTATTTCTCCGTGGCAGTTAGAGCATACTAAAATACACTTATCTAATTCATCAACAATTAAATCAAATTTTCTAAAATTAATTTCTCCTATGTTGAATGATTTAGTTTCTGGATATACGTGATGAAAATGTAAAGAACCAATATACTTGTTATAACCACAAACTGAACAAGCTCCACCTTTGTATTCTATAGCTCTTTCTTTTGTTTTCGTTCTATAGGCTAAACTGTAGCATCTACCACATTTATCTTTATGTTTTCTGTGTCCACCTTGATATTCTCTTTCACAAATTTTACAAATTTTCATAACAATTCTTGTGTCATCGTTATGTAAACTTCTTGTGTTATGTGATCCAAAAGGTGAGCATTCCAAACAATATTTTCTTTTATCAAATTTTCTTACTTTTCCATCTATAACCATACTAAATGGAATATTGTTGTTGCAATTTAAACAATTTCTCATAAATTCTCCTAATGATGTGCATTCGAACTCAACACCATTATTATTATACGTATTAAAACAAAAAAACTCCTTTGGAATTTTCCAAAAGAGTTTTAATAGCCTGTAGGGGGATCGAACCCCTGGTCTCATCCGTGAAAGGGACGCATCTTAACCACTCGACTAACAGGCCATCACAAGGATTATACCTTATATTGTAGACTTTTCAAGCTTTCCGTATTTTAATTTTTCCCAATAGCCTCTGCCTGGTTTGGAAATGCCGTAAGTTTTGCACCACTTACTTACAGCATTATCGCTAACTCCGTATATTTCGCCTATTTTTACACAAGAAATTTCCCAAACAAGTTTTTCTAAAGTTTCTTTATCAGGTCTTTTTGATATTTTCACAACAGGTGCATAACTTACTACTGGCATTATTTCTGGAGCATAAGGTGGTCTGATTTTATCTTGAAGAGCTACATACTCATCTAATTCAATCATTTCAGCGTGTACTTCAGAGTGGCAATTTGAACAAACTATAATACATTTGTTAAGTTCTATTTTTAAAACTTCAAATGGTTTAGTCAGATTGCTTGAAATACCAAATTCTTTTTCAAGAGGATCTATATGATGAAAACTTAATGCAGCAATACATTTGTCATAATTGCAAACAATACATTTTCCTCCCATATATTCAACTAATTTTATTTTTTTGTTTTTTCTCAAATCGTTTGTACGACATATACCGCAAATATTTCTATTCTTTTGATGTCCCCCAGGATATTCTTTCTCACAAACACGACAGGTATTCATAACAGGCTTTTCTGGTGTTGTTTGGGTTTGCTTCAAATTATGTTGTTTAAAAGGTGAACAATCAAAACAATACAATCGATTTTTAGTCAAAATCAATTTGCCTTCCAAGTGAACTCTGGCAGGTATGGTATTTTCGCACTTTTTGCATTTCTTCATATATAGATTCCCTTTGGTAGTATTTTTTATTGTACCACCATTCAATGTTTGTTTCAAATTGGATTATACCCTGTAATTAATAAAAACCCCATACAAATGTATGGGGTTTTTACACTCCTTAAATAGGATTCGAACCTATGACCGTTCGGTTACTTACTACTATAGTTTTCACTACCAGATAAATCTGTTTGTAGTCTGGACTATACCATCATCCTTAGCATTACCTAGTAGGATGTTGTCATTATAGTCTCTGCACCTTCCCTTTCGGGCTTGGCTCAGTGTTGACATATCTTTCGACTTAGTTTTCACTGAATTTCGACAATTTTCTATATTAAATTACTCTAATAAGCTGCTATCTATTTACAGCCGAATGCTCTACCGCTGAGCTATTAAGGACCATCATTTATATTATACCAAAGAACAATCTAATCGCAAGCTAGTTTGAAAAGAATTATTGTTGCGAAAATTACAATAAATCGAACAACTAATGGTACGGATAAAGATTTAGATTCTTTCATAAATTTATTTTACCATTATCTTTTATTTTTTATTGTGCTTGTATTTTTCATAAGTGATTTTGATGTGTAGTTAAGAGAAAAAATCATTGCTCCTATTGTTGCAATGATTGTTATAATTCCCACTATTATGTCTTGTTTGTTTTTCATTTATTTTTAAAGAAAAATAAATTTGATATTAGTTCATTGAGTTGATTATGTTCAAATTCTTCTGCATATAAGAAGCAGAAAAGTGCTAGATTGTTCATTAGTTTCTCATCATCCTTTCTATAGCTGCTAATTTTTTAGTTTTTTCATTAGATGTGTAATAATTTTTGCTAGATTTACTTTGCATCATATGTATTGCTTGCACACATTCTCTAATTTGTGTGGGGTTAGATTTATCTTGAATTGGTTCTGGTTTTAACGCATATCCGATACTACCACTTACCACAATTAGCATAAAGTAAAAAAATATTTTTTCAATGTTAGTTTTCATATTACCCCCCTTCAAATAAAAAAGCCCTATTCCAAAAAGAATAGGGCTTCAATGCACTGTAAATAATATACCTTTTTTTAAGGTTAATTGCCTGGTAGTTTTATTAAGTTATTGTTATATTGTTGTCCGGTAAGCTCTGTATATCTTGCAATTGATTTTTCATAATATTCAGGATCTATTTCGCATCCTTTAAAGATTCGTCCAGTATTTTCACATGCTATCATTGTGGATCCAGCGCCATTAAATATGTCTAATACTGTTTCTCCTGGGTTTGTGTATGCTTGGATAAATCTTTCTAGTATGCTAATTGGTTTTTGTGTAGGATGCCAATTACAATATTCTTTGCTAGTTGTGTGGTTATTCTTTTCCCATACACAGGTTGGGATAGTTCCTTGTTCAAATTCTTTTCCAGTTCTAATGTTTACTTTTTGTTTACGTTCAGTTCTTACTTTATCAGCATTAAAAGTAAATGTTTTTTCTTTAGAGTAGCACCAAATAAATTCGTGTTTTCTAGCAAAGTTTGTTTTGCTTCTTCCGCCCCAATTGTAAGACCAAATAATTTCTGGTTGTTGGAAGAAGTTTGGTAGTTTGTCTAATATTTCTAATCTATAGCGCAAGAATGTATTGTATTTAAGAGTACCAAAGACGCACATCATCTTGTTAGGCTTTAGTACTCTAGCGCATTCTTTTGACCATTTTTCGCACCAATCTAAATACTCTTGATCTGAATTCCATTGAGAGTCCCATCCTTTTCCTCCATCAAATCCAATAAAGTATGGTGGATCGGTGAGAATAAGATCAACAGAATTATCTTGCAGTGTTTGTAGATATTCGATACAATCTTTATTTAAGTATTCGTGCATAAGCTAATTATACTTAAAATTTATTTTGTCGCTATTAGAATTATCAAGTATCCTATGATGCTGTATCCTATAACAAATAAAGCATCACGTTTTCTGTCTCTATCGTTCATACTTTCCCTCCAGATAAATCTTTTATTTCATTGATAATAAAAGATAAGTGATGAAACCGATTACAAAGAAAACAAAAATTCTTCTAACTATTTTCAACTTCTTGTTTTAAGTTCATTATTGCAAACGTCAATGAGTCTGTGGATAGTTTCTTTTGGAAGTTGTTTGATAAGATCTTCCATACTTTTACTTTCCCAATCTCCGACAATTTTGTTTGCAAAAGGTAATTTATTAAGATTAACTTCTGGTACTCCGGCTGCTTTCTTTAATATGTTTGATAAGATGGACATAATTTTCTCCTTCTTTAGTTGTGATTTAAAATTTGTATCACTTTAATATTATTCTGTTATATTGTTAGGTTTGCTTCTATATGATATTAAGATATTGAGGTGTAAAAATGTTTGTTAAATCTTGGAAACATATTTTCGTTTGTGAGAGTAATATGATTGATCCGCAGCCAGGTTATATGGGTAATTATCCTGGTTGTCATATGTACAACAATCATCTTCAAGCTCTCAATTTTGCTTTGTCTGATGGTTGGGAGTTAAGTTCAAGTACTCCTTTAGACATCCATAGATTTCTCACTCGTGGCATTCCTTATTTCGAGGAGAGAAACGGTTCTGGGCAATATCGTAAAGAAGATGTTTATATTGGCCACGAATTATGTCCAAATTCTATGTTGCTTCCTTCTCTTATGGAGCGATGGTATAAGTTTGCGAAAGATTTAATGAGAGAAGTGGAAAATGGTCTTGTGAATCCTCTTGATGTTGCTTTGTACATTCATCATTTTTTTGAGGTGATACATCCTTTCATAGATGGTAATGGTCGTACTGGTAGATTATTGATTCAGAAAGTATTGAATGATCTTGGAGAATGTCCTGTCATTATTCATTTTGATGATCGTGCAGAATATTATGATTCTATTCAATATTTCCGTGATAATTATTGGGCGAATAATTCTTTGGACTATGATAAGATATTGTCAGATTTGAAGATGGGAAATTTACTTAATGACTTTCAATTGTGATCGAATTGTAATATTTGATCTTGAAGCTACTTGTTGGGAAGGACGAGAGAATTTTCATAAGTATCGTGAAGTAATTGCTCTTGGGGCTTGCATTTTAGATATTAAGTCTTTAGAAATATCTGGCAATTTCAATGTTGTTTGCAAGCCCATAAGAAGTGAAATTTCTGAATATTGCACAAGAATCACTGGCATTACAAAAGAACAAGCTGAAAATGGCGAAGATTTTGGTGATATGTGCAAAATGGTGATGAAAGAATTAAATTCAAAATCTATTCCTTGTGCTGCTTGGGGTAATGATGATGAGAAGATGTATAGTGAATGCCGTGAGAAGCAGTGCAGATATCCTTTCTCTAACGAATATTTAAATATATCTTTGCTCTATAGTTTGGTGATGGGAAAGCCTTACAACAATGGGCTTGAACGATCTTTAGCAGAGTTGGGATTGAAGTTTGTTGGAGAAAAGCACGATCCTTATTGGGATGCTTATAATGCTGCAATCGTCCTTAAACATATTGTGGAGAAATGTCGTGAAGTTGTTTAGTCAAATTACTCGTGCATTAATTGCTCTTGAATTAAAAGTAAGATCTAGAAAGTGGCCTGAAGATTATTATATTTATCGAGACCAAGAAAAATTGATTGACAGCATGGGAAATGAATTCTATTATAGCTGGGAAGAATATATCAGGCTTCATCAAGAAACTTTAAATAATGGTGGTCCTATTTGGGAAATTTATGAAGAAGTTGGGTTTAACAATCTATAAGTAGGAGTCTCTTAAATCAAGAATAAAACAATAGCTCTCTAACCAAAAATAAACCTGGGGAGGTGGAAAATGAAGAAAGCTATTGTTTTATTTGTGTTTTTATACACATTTGTTTCCTGTGCGTGGGCTCAAAAACCACCACAAGTTAAGAATTTTTCTTCGCAAGTAGAATTGTGCTATTGCGTGGGTACTCCATCTAATTATCATGTTAAATTAAGATGGGATTTAATACCTAAATGCACTCGTTATTTTGTATATAGGGTTAGTCAAGGCGCTAAACCTGATTATTACAAACCATATGCGAAACTTGTAAATAACGAAAATATTTTCATTGACAGAAATGTAAAATATCGTGATAAATGGGATTACTATGTTTGTGGTGTTGTCCCATCTGGTTATTTACAATTTTCAAATGTTTCCACTGCATTGATTCCATTGTTAGTGGTTAAGAATCCTGAAGCTCCCACAAACTTAAGAACATTTGGATTATGGAACAATGGTGCTTACGATCAATTAGTTTGGGATCCTAGTCCTGAAGCTGTATCTTATAATATTTATAGATATGACACTAAAATATGTTCTTCTAACTCAAATTCATTTATTGTTGATAAATATATTTGGCAAGGTGGCTGGACATATACAGTTACAGCAGTTGACAAGAATGGATTAGAATCATTGCCATCAAATCTTGGTATGGCAGCAGGACAATATGCTCCTAATTATAACTTTTCTTGGTTTCCTTCATATCCTAATAAGCCTGGAAATTATGTTGCCAAAGCAGAATGGAATAATGATAAACCAAGAAACTTCATAAAATGGCAAGACACTGGTTCAAGTTTACCTGAAAGCTATAATATTTACAGAGATGGTGTAAAGATTGTTTCTGGTTTATGGTCTCAGTATTTCATTGATAAAGATGTAATTGGTGGCAAAACATATAGATATGTAATTTCAGGTGTTAATCACAATAGATTTACTGAACAAGAATCATTTGGTGCAGCTGTAGATATCACCACTTCTTTTGGTCCTCCTGCATCAATTTCTGCTCCTGTAAATATTACTGGATATATACCTAATGATGACAGTGTAGTTGTAAAATTTGATTTAGTTCCTGGTGCTGTTGACTATCGTGTTTATGTAGCTAATAATCCAAATAGTGTTAAGTATTCTTCTGGTCATAATATGATTGAAATGAACGGTTTAGTTTCAAATCAATCTTATGATTTAATTGTCGAAGCTCTTGATAAATTTGGTCCTTATCAGAAAATAGATGGAATGATTGGTCCTGGTGCTAGTGGTGCTAATGGGGAAATTCACGCTGGAGTTAATGGCCACGGAGATCCTTCTAATAATCCAATAGTTCTTACAAAATCAAATCCATATAAAGTTACTACCATTGCAAGATCTTTGACTGGTGAGCAAGTTTTCTTTGATAACTTTAGAAACTTCCAACCAATAGTTCAATTGCCACAAAAGTCTGAAATTGTTCAGTACAGATTGGGTGGTCCTGGTACTCAATGGTGGGATAGAAGTGATTTATTCTTAAAATGGTTTGAGAATGATAAATGGAACTTCTTCTTGGATGACCTTGATACAAACCATTCTACTGTTTTCTTGATGGGCTCTCACTTTATGGACACTCTTTACGATGGTGCTACTATGCCTGTTCCGGGTTGGGCGCATCAAAGTAATGGTGTAATGTTGATGAGTCCAAAGAAAACTGCTAATATAGCTGGAAATAAAGTTCTTCACGCCACATTTGAAGTTGATCCCCATTTTAGTGGAAGAAGATGGTGCGATGTTCTTTTATTGCCAGCGGGAGAAGTAGTCTATTCTGGAAAAGCAGCAGATAAGATTGGTATGAATACAAAATCTGGAAAATTATTCAGATGGCAAATTGGTCCAGGTTCATACAATTTGAATGTTGATACTGGTTATAATCCAGATGGTTCTAGAAAATCTTATAATATTCCAATTAAGTACAATGGCAGAGATCATATGCCTTGGAATTTACCATCGCCTTATAGAAGAGTTGATTACAAAACAGAGCACAAAGTTGGAACATTTGCAGTTGATTCCATAAATGATGCTGGCAGTGTTATAGAAATTAAATGGACTGCTAAATTCAATGATGGCGGTAAATTTCCAGCTTTTACTTTGAGTTCTGGAGCTGTTCCTAAATCAACTTGGATTAGATTTGGTGAGTTTGGAACTTCTGCTGAGTATGAAATAACTTCAAATTCACTTAAAGTTTTGGATGATATTAATTTTAGTGCTGACAACTGGTGGATAAAGCAAACATCTAAAGATAGTGTTATTAAATTGATGGATGCTTATTGTTCTACTCGTTCAGGTTCTATGGTTTATCGTGCTGTTAAAAATCCAGTTTCAGGTAAGTTTGAAGGAGATATTTTCTTCAGACCTAGTATTGAAAGACAAAATTTCTCATTAAATAGAACTTGGCAGGGATTAGACAGAAGAGTGCAATTTGATTTATATGTTTCTAAAAATAGGGTTGTAATTACAGAAGATGGATATTTAGTGGCTGATTCTCCATTGCCTGTTGATTTCCCATTTGATGAAATAAATGTCAACTATACTCACTTGATTTATCATACATTAAATGAAGTTCAAGAACAGAGAACTTATTCTCCTGACAA